CACTGTAGCAGCGACAGGTAATATTGGCGGATCAACAGCGAACCACAGTGTAACCACTTCTGAACTTGCTTCTCACTCTCATAATCAAGGTGGTGGCGGTGGAGCTAATATAATTCAAGGTGGTTTACCTAAACCAAGAGGTACTACTACAGGCAGTTCTGGTAGTGGTTCAGCACACAGCCACAATATGAGTGCAAATTTTTCTGGAGATGCGACTTCAGTTTTACAACCTTATTTAACCGTGTTATATATTATTAAAACTTAGTACTATGTCAAATTACGAAGCAACTAAATACGATTACACTGGAGCTAATCTCACTGGAATTGAAGGAATTCCTACAGCAACTATTGTGCCATGGTCTTCTTCATCAATTCCATCAGGATTTTTAGAATGTAATGGAGCAGCAGTTTCAAGATCTACTTACTCTGCATTATTTGCAATCATAGGTACAACTTATGGAACTGGAGATGGTGCATCTACTTTTAATGTTCCAGATTTACAAGACAACGTAACAGTTGGAAAATCAAATAACAAAGCTTTGGCTTCAACGGGTGGTGCAGATACAGTTCAATCGACTGGAAATGTTGGCGGATCAACAGCGAATGCTACTTTATCAACAGCGCAACTTGCAGCGCACACTCATTCTCAAGGGGGAGCTAATGAAACTCACTCGGACCCTGGAGGAAGAGGTGCTTCATCTATAGGTAACACTGGAAACACAGGTGGTGGTTCAGGACACTCTCATAATCTAAGTGCAACCTTTACTGGAGATGCCACTTCAGTTGTACAACCTTATCTAACAGCAGTTTATATTATAAAAACTTAATTACAGAAAAATTTGAATAGTTTTTCTAGGTATAATGGGATTCATTATAGGAGCAACTTTATGATCAAACGGAGATTTTATAATAACAATAGAGTTTCCTACTAAAGGAATAAAACCTTTAGAATATGTATCTTTAAATAATAATTCTCCTCCGAATAAATCATTCCACCTATGATTTATATAATAAGTAATTCCATATTGATGTGTTTCATCATTATGCCAATTAATACCAGATCCATCAGTCATTGAATGAATTACAGGATTAAATTTATTTATTTTTACTCTATGAAAAGGATTATTTTCTAATAATATTTTAATTTTTTGAAGTGGTTCATAATCTGTTTTTAAATCTGTTCTTTTGACAAATTTTTTGTAACCATATTTTAAATCTTTATGCCATTTATTTTTAGTAGATTTTAAATTAATTAATTTACTTTTAAAAACATCGTAATGAATTTTTTTGTATGTAGAGTAATTTAAAAAATTTTGAATATAATAAAGTTTATTTGGTATTTGATATACTAATTTCATGAATGTAAAAAACAGTTAATAGAATATCTAGTTCCTTTTGTTATTGGTTCAGTTCCATGAATCCAAATGGGTTCTGCAGGAAATATCATAGCATCTCCTGTTTTGAAAGAATGTTTTATTTGACCATTAAAAAATCTAAACTCTCCACCTTCATAGTCTTCATTTAAATTTAATGTACAAGAAGCTCTTATTGAACCATTAACATCACAATGATCTTTTATAAATTGTCCTTTGTTATATTTTAAAATACGCACATTGTGTGAGTTTGCTATTAAATTATTAGTGAATGTTGGACATATTGTTCTTTGAATATGTAAGACATAATTAGTTATCATTATTGATATATATTTTTTAGCTAAATTTAAAGGTTGTATAAAATTTTTATCTTCTAAAGATAGTTTAGTTAAATTAATACATTTAAAATTATCTTCTTCATGTTCTTTAGTTTCATATTTATAACTAGATTCTGTATCGGCATATTTAGAATTATTCTCATAAACATCTATAAAATATTTACAAATATCTTTTGTTATTAAATTATCTACATGAAATTTAAGATCAGTAATTTTGTTATTAAAAGACACTTTATTTTTTTATTTTTTCTAAATTAAAAGCAAAGCAAATTCTTTTTTCCATTCTGTTTTCTGGTAAAACATAATGCAATAAATGATATGGAAATATTAAAAAATCAAAAAGTGTGGGTTTTATTTCAAAAGTATCTGAATCCCTTGCAAAATGAATATTATTATTTTCACTAGAAAGATAAAATACTCCGGAATGAGTCACTTCATCTCCAGAATGAACGTGTGGTTTATTGTATGAATCGTCACCTAAAACATTTAACCATGAATGATAAATTTTTAAATTAAAATTAATACTTAAAAAAGTATTTAAATTATTTATTAATTCTTTTTTTCCATCAAAATCATCATGAAATTGAAATCCTTTTACACAAGATCTTTTAATAAAGTTTTCTTTTTTGTTGTAATTATTTTCTACAAATAAAATAATTTTTTTATGTAGACTAAGAGGTATAGGAAATTTACAATGTGTAACAGGCAACGCAAATAAACTATATGTGTTTATCATTATTTTAACATCATCCAAGAAGTTAATATGTATTTTTCACCTGATAAAGGTGGATTACCTCTATGTAAGTAAGGAAAAGCAGCAGGCCAAATAACTATTCTACCTTTTTTAGGTTGTACTCTTTTTGAAAAATGTAAAAATTCTGTTTCTCCACCTTCTTCAACATCATTTAAATATATTGAAAAAACAAAAGCTCTTGGTTCATTTTCATAACCTTTACCATGTTCTATATGCCACACATGATATCCTTCCGTAGGTAATGTTTTTTGAATTTTTAAAGAAGTAAAATGAAAAGGAACTCCATAAGCTTCGTCTGCTCCTATATTTTTTACATAATGATTCCAAGCAATATCAAAATTTAACATCATTGGTTTTAAACTTTCCCACCAAACTTCTACATTATTTTGTCCTGCAAAATATTGTTGATCTTGTTTTTGTAGTATTGATGCTTTTTCAAAACTTATTCTATTAATTGTATTATTAAATTTGTTTTGATCTTCATATAAATTAATTGCTTTATTACATTCTTGCTCTGTAACATAATTATCATAGACTCCGATAAAATTAGTAATATTTACAGTTTTTTCCATTATGATATTGATACTTTCATTCTCTATAAAACTAATATATAACACAATTATGGCCTTAAAAAAAGTAGATTTTGCACCTGGTTTTAATAAACAAAGCGTACCCTCCGCTCTTCCTGGACGATGGGTGGATGGAGATTTTGTACGTTTCAGGTATACTGCACCTGAAAAAATAGGTGGTTGGGAACAATTAACTGCTGCCTCTAAAACATTACCTGGCGCAGCTAGGGCACAATTGACATGGACTTCATTAGCAGGCGAACGTTACGCAGCTATCGGAACCTCTCAAGGTTTATTTTTATATTATGGTAATGATTTTTTTGATATCACTCCATTAGATACAGCTATTACTGGATGCACGTTAACTACAGTTAATGCGTCAAGAACCGTAACAATTAACAAAGGTTCACATGGTTTAGAGGTTGGAAGATATGTAACTCTTTCATCTGTTACGGTCACGGGAGCATCAGACTTTACAGCAACAGAATTAGAACAACCATATGAAATATTAACTGTGCCTGATGTAGATAAATTTACTGTTCAAGCTTCACGTGCTGAAGGAGGAACTGGTATGACAGCAGCAGGTGCTGTAACTGTTAATCCTTATGTTGAAGTTGGACCAACGACACAAACAACAGGTTATGGATGGAGCACGTCCACATGGGGAGCTTCTACTTGGGGAACCGAAAGATCTACAAGCACAGTTGTGTTAGACCCAGGAAATTGGAGTCTAGATAATTTTGGTCAAGTATTGGTTGCAACTGTATTTAACGGCAAGACGTTTACATGGGATGCTGGAGCATCGGGTGCTAGAGGCATTAGAGCATCATTAACTACATCAGGTTTTTCTACCTCTGCTAATCCCACAGCTAGCAGATTTACATTAGTTTCAGATCGAGACAGACATTTATTTCATTTTGGAACTGAAACAACTATTGGTGATACAACCACACAAGACCCCATGTTTGTAAGATTTTCTAATCAAGAAGATTTAAATACTTATTTACCAACTGCTACCAACACCGCAGGTACATTTAGATTAGATACCGGTAATGAAATTAGAGCAGCTTTACAGGGTAAAGATTATGTTTTTGTTTTAACAGATAACGCTGCTTATGTAATTCAATTTGTAGGTCCACCTTTTACCTTTAGTGTTAGACAAGTTGGCACGAACTGTGGATGCATAGGGCAGCATGCAGCTTCTTATGTTAATGGAGCGATATATTGGATGTCTAATGAAGGAGGTTTTTTTATGTACGATGGTACTGTTAAAGCTTTACCATGTTTGGTTGAAGACTTTGTATTTACTGCACAAAATGGAGATTTAGGCCTAAACTTTAATTCAGCGGATGTAATTTTTTCTTCACCAAATTCTTTATATACTGAAGTAAATTGGTTTTATCCTAAACTAGGATCTGAACAAATTGATCGATGTGTAACTTATAATTATCAAGAAAATGTTTGGACTACTTCATCTTTAGATAGAACTAGCTATGCTGACCAGGGAGTATTTGATAAACCTTATGCCACTGACTATGTTGATACAGGAACGCCTGTATTTCCAACTATACTAGGTATTACAAATAAATATGGAGCATCTATTTATTACGCGCATGAAGTAGGAAATGACCAAGTTAATAGTTCAGGTACAACTTCAATTAATGCATTTATAAGATCTGGAGATTTTGATATTGATGATGGAGAATTATTTATGTCAATGAGAAGATTTATGCCAGATTATAAATTTTTGGTAGGTAATTCTAAAGTAACATTGTTTATATCAGACTATCCATCTGATACTCAAACTGGGTCACCTTTAGGTCCCTTTACAATAACCTCTACTACTGATAAAGTAGACACTAGAGCAAGAGGAAGACTACTATCTTTAAAAATAGAAAATGATGCTGCAGGTGAAACATGGCGTTATGGTAGTTTTAGAATGGATGCTCAACCAGACGGAAGGAGATAAAATGACAAAAAGATTAAACATTAAAAAAGCAATCAAAAAACCAGGTTCATTAAGAAAAGCTTTAAAAGTTAAAAAAGGAGAAAAAATTCCATTAGATAAATTAAATAAAGCAGCTAAAGCCAAAGGTAAATTAGGCCAAAGAGCTAGATTTGCTAAAACATTGAGAAAAATAAATAGAGCGTAATGGCTAAATTAACAAACTATATACCTGAACCTGCTCAGGAATATGATGTAGAAAATCAAAGGCAGATTATTGAGTCTATGACAACTATGAAACAACAACTTAATTTTTCTTTTCAACAAGATTTAAAAAACGAACAAGACGCTTTTAATTATTTTTTATCATGACAATACAGTACAAAAACGCTAGCAAAATACTAGATGGTACAGCTATGACAACTTTACTAACTATATCCACGTCTGCTGTAGCCATTGTAAAATCTGTATATGTGTCCAACAATAGCACAGGAGCTGTATTAGTTAATTGTGATTTAAGAGATTCATCTGCTAGCACAGATGTAGAATTTTTTAGAAAGGACGTACCTGCTACAAGCACAGTCAACGCTACAGAACAAGGGTTGAATTTAGAAGCAGGAGATGCTATAAAAGCGCAAGCAGAAACAGCTAATAAACTTGAAATAGTTGTTAGTTATGCGCTTATAAACAGAGAGAATGAAAACGGATAATATACATAAAATCGATTGTACAACAGTAACAATTTATAGAAATACAAAAACAGGCGAAACGTCTAAAGAGAAAGTAGAGGGTCCTGATATTGTAACAGATGTTACAGTTCACGTCTCACCGAAAGGATTGGATGTTTTCCAGAAAGTTATGAATGAAAATAAGAAACCAAAGCCCTAAAGGCGGAACTGAATTACAATTAGGTTTTCTACATCAATACGTAGATAAAAAATTATTAGATCAAG